AAAGTATACCGTTTTTAAAATCATCTGATTTAACATCAATGAAAGAATTTATATCTAATTGAAACCTTTTGAAGATACGCCCCATTATAAGAGAATAATTAACTAACTGAGGGTATAAAATTGGGTTGTCTTTCCCTATTCTTTCAAGTTTAAAACCTAATGATTCTAAATCTTTAATTGAGTAGTTCCTTTGTTTACGTCTACGGTTAAATACTTGCTTTTCTGTAAACCTTCTTTTAATCGTTTTTGTAGCTCCGATGTCTTGAGATATGAAAATTCCGCTTTCATCGTATAATGGCCAATTGAAATAATTAAACACAACCTGTAAAACGGTCGAGTCCTTACCGTTTATATTCTCTATAGACTCAGAAAATACCTTCTCTACGGCTTTTAAATTACTATCATTAAGATAGTATATTTGTGATATTTTAACCCCGTGAAGAGTTCTTTCTTCATCTCCTGAGTAGCAGTAGTGACCAATTGAAGCATCTAAAATATGTGCTTCGTCGTTGTGAGAATTTGTAAAAACTCCTAAGTCTTTATCCTTCTTTTTTATGTATAAACCCAATGTTAAAATCATGATCCCGATACTGTTAAAATCCCGTTTATAGGGTTGTTTTGCCCCGTCTCTCCTGTTGTCCCTTGGAAAAGAAAGTTTAACGTCTGCCCGTCTAATATTGTACCGTTAAACCCTGCGTTTTGAAATAACCAATTATCATTACCTAAATCCACAAAAGAACTACTCCCGCTACTTGTCGGAGTCCAATTTGTCCCGCTTATGATAACGTCCCAACTATTTATATTTGCTCCGCTGTTATTTGTTATGCTTACCGTTCCGCTAAAACCACCAAAGAAAGAATTGTAACTAATTGTGGCCGTTCCAATACTTGGCGGCACTGTAGGTGTGTTTTTATTATCAAAGTGTCTAACTGTTAGAGTAGCGTTATATATTGCAGCCTCTTTATCTGCGTTTTGACCTGCAAACTCCAAACGCATACTTACTGAATCTCCTGCGGTTCTTGTTATAAATCTTTTCCCTGATGTTTTAATAAATTGATCAGTACCAGTGTTTGCGCTACCTCCTGTTAAAACATCGTTTGCTACAATGGGCACAACTTGTCCAGATCCCCCTGCGTTTTTAGGCTCTATATGTAAAGGCATAGAGAAAACAGAACCATCTAATAATAAGTGTGCTTCAAAATTACTCCTATTATCATTTAAAGAAAATCTATAATTCAACTCTATTTCGTAATCCCCAGTATAAGGTAATAAAAGTACCCAAGTACCTGTATTATCAACATTTACAATACTTTCGCGTACCCCGAAATAAGGCTCGTAATTAGGTCTGGATTGTTGATTCATTAAAGGTAATTCTGAATCAATAAACGCCCCCCAAGTTAACCTATTAATGTCATTTTTCAAGTCCTCCGCCGTACCTATGTAATTACCTAAAGGCGTGTAAGTTGCTAACTCTGTTTTGTCTGCTTTTTCGTCTTGTAAGTCTTGAATATCTTGATCGTTGGATGTTATTTCCGCCTGTTGTGTTATTGCTAAATCTTGAAGGTCTTTTGTGGCATATACCCACAACCCCCCTTTAAATTCATACAACCCTTTCAAGTCCCTAAAACCAAAGATTCCAGTTGTAGTGCTTACAAATGATAAATCTCCCTCAACTACATCGACCAAAGAAGAAAGTTCTGCGTAAACGTCTACACTGTATTTAAACAACTTACTGGATTCCGACGTGTCGAAATCATTCCCGTATAATATTGTTACTCCCATTTTATAATAAGTTTGTTGCTATCCACTGCCAAGTCCCGCCCGTTATTGTTATCGCTGGCGTTATTCCTGTATTGTTTCCATAAACATCACCTTCAACGCTTATCCCTCTAGGCCTTGAGCCTCCTCCAAGTTCAAAAATTCCACTGCCTAAATCAATAGTAACGGTGCCGGATAATCTTGTTATCGTCACGTTTCTAAATCCAGCAGGTACAGAGGTATTTAAACCCGTAGGAAATAAATTCGTACTTATTACGGGTGTAGGTGTTACCCCTCCACCGCCTGAGCCGCCTGCCGTGTTTTCATTTTTCCAATCTTCAAAGGCTTGTTGATTTGCAAAAGGTACACCGTTTAATGTGAAATCAGACCAAAGTATGTTTATTAAATCGTCAATAGGGTGTCCCCTATATCGTACCATATAACTGTCCGACCCCTCGTATTTTGCGACAAATTCAACTTCTGAACTTTTTCGGTCTGTCACATTTCTATTGCCTAACGGGGTCAATGGGCTAACTATGTAGATATAATTTTCTTTTGGTCTAATGTCGTACATTATATTATCGATGGTTTATTTTTTTGCACACCCTCAAACTCTGGGTAAATATCTTTGTTTTCAATTATAAAAACCTGTATCGCTTGGTAGTAATCAATTGAAATATTATATAAATAATATCCCTTACTCTTATAGCTTTTTTCTGTTATTGAGTTTTCGGAATCATTTGATTTAGTACCTACCATTGTAGAAGGAAATTCAATCGCTCTTATGTACTCAAAGCAAACAAATCCTTTCAACATCTCTTTAATGCCGAAACTTACAAACTTACCGCCGTGACACTTAGATGATACGTTCAGTTCGTTAAAAATGTCTGTAAATCTTTGTTCTGTAGGTATATTTGTTCCTGTGTCTAAGTCTGCTATGAATAGATTAAATAATTCGTACCCTAACAAATCGCATAAGTATTTTCTCTCATACCTATTAAGATCGGTTATTAAATCTTTTTTCGTAACATCATTAAGCGGGAGAGAATACCCCCCCGCTTTATAATCATTAATTGATGTAATAGGTAAACCCATTATTTCTTTTTCTTGGCTAATTCAAACGCAACTTTCTCAGCTTCAAAAAGCTCCTGATCTTTAATTGCTTCGGCTTTCTCCTTTTCAAATAAAGCCATCTCCGCTTTTATCTTCGCTTTTGCTCCTTCGCAATCTTCGCACGGTACGGCTTCAACTACTGGTTTAGCTTTGACTAAAGATTTAGCGATTTCACTTGTTACAGTTTTATTGTAATCTCTGAAAACTTTTTTGTCTGATTCTTCAACTAGACCAAGGTCCAAAAGTTTGTCTGCCGTTGCTTCTTCTGTAAATAATACTTGACCCACTGAGTAGGTCAAGTATGTTTTTATAAATTTAATATACATTAAGGTAATTTAATAGATGAAACTCCTAAATTAATATCGCTACACTTCATGAATGCGTTTGCGTCATTATTTAATACTAAGAATTGTAATTTAACCGTAACCATAAGCGTAATAAACTCATCAACGAAGTTTGTTCCGTTCTCTTCTGATTTACGTAAAGCGATTTCTTGACGGTCTAAAATAGCCCCTCTCGTTGTGTCTAAAACATAACAAGTATTAACCGGCACATCTACGTGAGGGATAACTAATAAGTCCCCTACATACCAATTTCCGTCTACTCTTGAAAGTCGAGGGTCTAAGTAATTACCGTTTAAATCTTTACTTGTTTCAATTTTCGTGTACCAGTCCATTTTGTTAACTATGGCAACGTTTGCCATAAAACTATTCAACTTCCCTAATACGTCAATTTGACAAGCCATTCCAAGCAGTAAATCCGCAAAGTTAGCCAGTGGAATATTTGGACCAATTAAGGCATCTGGATTAACAGACGAAAATTCAGAAGATACGCTATTGATAGACTTCATTGATAAATTTGTATCTGTACCTAATAACAGCTCGGAATCAACTTTAAAAGCGATTGAATCATTCAATAATGTATTGTATCTAGCTTCTACGAAATCGTAATCATCCAAGTAGTCTCTACATAGATCAGCGGTATCTTTTAGCTTTATGTAATTAACAGTTGCCACCGATAGCTCTTCTTTCGTTAGAGACGCAAACCCTTTCGCACATTTCGCAACCCCTTGCGTGTCTCTATCAACTGTTGTTTGCTCTAAATAAGTGTAGTTGACACGAATCATTTTTTCTTTCCTGAACAGTTGAGGTAGTAAAACCCTTTTTTTAACAAGGTCACTGATTCCAGTAGCAACTTGGTCAAGCTGACCGCCTACAGTTAAATCGGCATAGTTTACATCTGCTTTCATCACTAAACCTTCACCTTGCGATAGTTTTGCAATAAATGCGTTAACACCTTCAAAGTCTTTAATAGCTTCTTTAAACGGTGTTAAATCAATCTTTTCACCGTTTGATTTATGTTCAGCAAGTTTTAACTGCATCTCTTTCATCTGAGTTTGCATCGCTTTAAACTGCTCTGTGGACAGTTTTAAAAGAGCCTCTTGAACAGCTTTCAACTCCTCAGATTGCTCTTTAGTTTTTTCTGTTAACGATTCAAGTTCTTCATATTTCGACACACTGTAAACAGTTTCAGCTTCTTTATAAGCAAGTTTTTGCTCATCGTCTAAGTCTTTTAAATCGTCACCTTTTAAGTGTTTAAAAGTACCGTCTGATTTTAACCACGTTTTTTTCATCTCTTTTTTTTATTGTTTTAAATTAATAATACCAAGCCTGCTGCTTGGTTTCTTCTCTCTCTTCTTTTGAAGTGCCAACGTTGACGGCTTCGTATATGCTTGTAGCTGAGTTTGAACCGCCCGCAACTACTAAACTTCCCTCTTTTCTTATCCCTAATTCCTCAACACCCCAAAAATAACCGTCTTCGGAAACTTCGTCTTTGTTTGCTATTAGGTTTATTTTCTTTTCATAGTAAGCTCTTTCTTTTTTATGTTCTTTTGCGTCCGAATTTACTCCTAATACTATCTTAAAGTAAACCATTCTTATTGAATTTTCAAAGTCTTCTACCTTGTTTTCAATATCTAAAAGCACATCTTTACGGCGTATCTTTTCTTTATCTATTTCAAAAATTAAAGCCTCAGTTTCACCTTCGTAACTCTTCCCAACTACGGACCAATCAATTTTCCTTTTAAGCATTTTTACATCCTTCTGCCAAGCAATAACCGAATCATAATTAAGGTTATGATCTAAAATATATTTGACCTTCCCCTGTTGGTCCTTAATCGTTTTATTAAAGCACCCATCAAAATGCACATCTTTGTGACTATCTAAGAAATTTGTCGTGCTAATTACTGGATATATAAAACCGTCTTTAGTGTTTTCTAACCCTTTTACCGATTCTAATACTTTCGGCGTTATGACTTGACACGATCCTTTTTCAAAAGATTTGTACTGCACACTCTTTTTAAGTCCTATAATAGTGTTCTGATTCTTATGTAAAGCATCAAAAAGACCTTTTTCGGTGTCAAAATCAAAATCTCCAAATTCTATAGCTTTCATTTCAGAACCTCCCCCGTTTTAATTTTCTCTTTAATTATTTGCTTTATGTCTTTTTTATTTGCCATTTACTAGTTTTTTTGCTTCCTCTTCTTCATAACCCCAAACACTAATCAACATAAATATTTTTTGTGCCGGTAATGTTTCACTAATTAATAATGCTGTTATTGATTCAGAAACAACTTTGTTTTTGTCTGCCATTTCTTTTTGATCTTCCTGCAAACAGTCTAACCCATCATAAATAGGCCTTATCTTAATCGTTCTAACCCTGTTTATATCTTGCTCTATAGCTTTTAAAATGATCTCTAATTTTGGTTTTACGGCATTATTTAAGAAGGCTTTCTCTGCGACCTTTCTATTATTGTAAGTGCTAGACTCCGGATCATTAAAAAAAGATGAATCAACACCGTACAAACTACACATTTGGCGTAATTTAATAGGTTGTGACTTCATCAATTCCAAATCTTTAGAAGACATTCCAATTTGGTGGACTGTAGCGTCTACACCCGTAACCGTTACCTGTCCCGCTTTACTTGCTCCACCTACTCTTTTATTCAAAGAATCTTGTAAATCTTTAGCTTCGTCAGCCGTCCTTAGTATTCCCGTATTATCTGAAACTAACCAACTCGCACCCATATTTTTGTATAGGTTTGATGCTGCCGTCTGTAAGTCGTTGCTTGCGTCTAAAACTTTATAACCAGCTTGTAAAGGTGATAACCCTCTAAGATCATTGCTAGATGTAGGATCGTAAAGTTTTACGTGTATAATGTTATTGTAAGGTATGTATCTTGTAAGGTTATAATCTCTATAATTTACCCGTGTAACATTACCATACCCATCCGTTTCTAAATAAGTGTCTGAACTCCTTAAAACTTTTAAGTAATCTGGGAACTCTTCGCTTGAAACAAAAACCTTTTCTAAAAATAAATCACCTGTTAGATTTAAGTTTATAGCTGACTTTATAATCTTATCTTTAAAAGTCTCTTTTAAATCGTTATGTAATAAATTATAAACATCTGAATCAATGTCTACCTCATAACCACCCTTAAAACCTAATTTAAGCACGTCCACGGGTATTTCAGACATTTTGTATGCAATCATAGACACCACAGAATAAACGTCTGAGTTTGTAGCATAACCGAATGAGGTTAGGGTACTATCATTTATTTTCTTATAAGACCAACTATAAGGAATTAAACCACCTTGTACACTTGAATGGTTGCTAAAAGTGTTAGCGTAATTTATTACCCCTTTACTTATAGCACTTCCGATTTCTTTTAAAATACCCATTATCTAGTAAATATACACTTTTTTTTTGATTAAACCGTTATTACCGCCCTTGATAGTTCGAAATATCCCAACATCATA